GCACTTGCCCGTTTTCATCTAGCCACTTTGACCAAGACTCGTCGCCACCGTTGCGCGGGTCTACGTCAAAGACCACGATGCCGGAGCGCTCACCAGCTGCGACGCCAATGTTGAACTCAGGGTTTTGCGCCCACCACTTGGCTATCTGCTCGGGGTCTGTGGTGGCATCTTTGACACCATGTTGCGTTGCGGGAACTTTCCCGTTTGGCACCACAGGGATGACATGCCAGCCCCATGAGGCATAAATGAGGGCGGCTTCAGCTTTGGTTGTCATTGCTGCGGCCTTCCAAGTAAGTGGACAATGCCAGCATCACTTTATACGTCGGGTTAGCGTCAGGGTTGTCCCTGACTTCCCGGATGGTGTTGTAGTGCAGGCCCGTGGCCTCCGCTACCTTGGCAGGCATCCTGTCGGACAGAGCCTTTCGAATTTGCTCAAGGGTCATCATATTCCAGTCCTTTGTAAATATTTTCCGTTTTGGTGTTGCAATCCTACTCGAAGTCGTTTAAAGTTGCAACCACTGCGCGAACGGAATTGGCCGAAGGCGCAGCAACCAAAGAAGGAGTGCCGAAAATGGCAATCAATTTAAAAAGCACGGGCGGCCTGACCGCCAACGGAGTCAAGCTGCTCGTCTACGGGCAAGCAGGCGCGGGTAAAACCAGCCTAATCAAAAGCCTGCCAAACCCCATCGTCCTCTCGGCCGAGGGTGGCCTGCTGTCCATTCAGGACGCAGACCTGCCCTACATTGAGGTGGCTTCGATGGACGACTTGCGCGAGGCTTACAACTGGTGCAAGGACAGCAAGGAGGCGGCAGGCTTTCAGTCGGTGGCGCTGGACTCGATCAGCGAGGTGGCCGAGGTGGTCTTGCACCACGAGATGAAGAAGAACAAGGACGGTCGCGCAGCCTACGGCGAGATGAACACCACCATGACCGAGCTGATTCGCGCCTTCCGCGACCTGCCCGGCAAGCACGTGTACATGTCGGCCAAGTTGGAAAAGAGCCAGGACGAGATGGGCAAGATGCTCTACAACCCCGGCATGCCAGGCAAGAGCCTGACCCAAGGCCTGCCCTACTTCTTTGACGAGGTGCTGGCCCTGCGGGTTGAGCGCGACGCAGAGGGCGTGACGCAGCGTGCTTTGATGTGCGACAGCGACGGGATTTGGCTGGCCAAAGACCGCAGCGGCAAGCTGGAGGCTTGGGAAGCGCCTGACTTGGGCGAGATCATTGCCAAGATCGGGAGCAAAGCATGAGCGACGTTGTGACCGAAGAAGAAATCACAACCAGCGATCTGAACGAGCTGTCGCAGATGTGGTTGGTTGCAAAGCAGGCAGAGGCAAAGGCCATGTCTGACCGGCGCAAGATCGAGGATCGCATCAAGTCGCTGTGCGGCATTGCTGAGAACCTTGAAGGCACCGAGACGGTCGCACCTGACCACTTCACCATCAAGATCGTCGGACGCATTGATCGCAAGGTCGACTCGGACAAGCTGCAGGAGCTTGCAGCCGAGCACGGCCTCTCCGAGCACCTCTCCAGCCTGTTCCGGTGGAAGCCGGAGTTGAACATGGCTGTCTGGAAGGCAGCAAACGAGGCCATCACCGGGCCTTTGGCGCCAGCAATCACGGCCAAGCCTGGCCGAGCATCTTTCACCATCACCCACGCCACTATCAAGGAGTAAACACCATGGCATTTTTGAACGAAACCTACGACGTCAACGAACTGCCCCAAGGCAACGGCAACTTTGACCCCTTGCCACCCGGCTGGTACCACGCCAACATCACCGGCGCTGAACTCAAGAGCACCAAGGCTGGCAACGGCCAGTACATTGCGGTGCGCTACGACGTGACCGGCCCGACCCACCAAGGTCGCGTGGTGTTCGGCAACCTGAACATCAAGAACCCCAACCCCAAGGCTGAGGAGATTGGTCGCCAGCAACTGGGCGAGCTGATGCGAGCCATCGGCTTGGCCCGAGTGACCGACACCGACCAGCTGATCGGCGGGAGCTTGCAGATTAAGCTGGAGATTCGCCAGCAAGAGGGCTACGAGCCGAGCAATGATGTGAAGGGCTACAAGTCCTTGACCGGCAGCGTCCCGGCAGCTTCGGCAGCGTCTGCCCCTGCACAAGCGGCAGCGGCTGCGCCAGCAGCGTCTGGCAAAGCAGCGCCCCCTTGGGCAAAGAAGTAAGCCAAGAAAAAAGCCCGGTCTCGTGAGAGAACCGGGCTGCCCAACCTTGAAGGAGTAGAGATCATGAAAATCCCTGAGCCAGATAATAGCATCACGGCCCTGATTGACAAATACCACGAGAGCAAACAGGAGGGGCCACGGCCTCACCTGGGCGCGTCCATGCTTGGCCACCCTTGCGACAGATGGCTGTGGCTGTCCTTTCGATGGGCGGTGCAGGAGAAGTTCCCCGGTCGCATCCTGCGGCTGTTTCGCAGGGGCCAAATGGAGGAGGCCACCATCGTGTCCGACCTGCGAGCCATTGGCATCGATGTGCGCGGCACCACGGGCGCACAGCAGCGCGTGGACTTCGGTTCGCACGTCTCAGGCAGCATGGACGGGATCATCGAGCACGGCGTGCCTGAAGCGCCCAAGGCCCGTCACGTGGTCGAGTTCAAGACCCACAGCAAGAAGTCGTTTGACGACCTTGAGAAACACGGCGTTGAGAAGTCCAAGCCACAGCACTTTGGCCAGATGCAGGTCTACATGCACGGCACCGACATTGACCGGGCTTTGTATGTGGCGGTCTGCAAGGACGACGACCGCATCTACACCGAGCGCGTGAAATACGACAAGGCGCTGGCTGAGAAGCTGGTCGAGCGTGGCCAGCGCATTGCCTTGGCCGACCGGATGCCAGAGCCGATCAGCAGTGACCCAAGCTGGTACCAGTGCAAGTTCTGCCCGGCTTATGCGTTTTGCCACGAGACGCACATGACGCAGCACGCCAACTGCCGCACCTGTGCCCACAGCACGGCCAAGCAGGACAGCACATGGCACTGCGCGAAGTGGGACGACACCATCCCGGTGAAGGCGCAGCACGAAGGGTGCGAAAGCCATGTGCTGCATCCCGATCTGGTGCCTTGGCAAATGAAAGATGGCCCAAACGAGTGGACTGCGGTCTATGAGATCAACGGGGTGAACCTGGCCAACGGCGACCCAGAGCAAGAGGGCGTGTACAGCAGCAAGGAGCTGCTGGCCAATGCAACAGCCTGCGCCAGCGGGGACAAGTTCATTGCCGACATTCGGCGCGATTTTGGCGGGAGGATTGTGGGATGAACCTAGACGACGTGATACGGATGGCGCAAGAGGCCGAAATCGACTGCGACACTGAAGGGGACATTTGGGGAAGCACAAATGGTGCTTTGCTTCGCTTCGCCTCCCTTGTCGCCGCAGAAGAGCGTGAGGCGTGTGCAAAAGAAGCTGACAAGTGGAGCAAACGTGAAGACGACGTTGGTGCATTTATTGGCAAAGCCATCCGCGCAAGGGGAAACAATGCTCCGTGACTACCAGCAACGAACCATCGACCAGCTGTATGCGTGGTTCGAGGCAGGCAACAAGGGCAACCCTTGCCTGGTGCTGCCCACAGGGTCTGGCAAAAGTCACATCGTGGCTGCGCTGTGCAAGGATGCCTTGCAGACTTGGCCAGAGACGCAGATTCTCATGCTCACGCACGTCAAGGAATTGATCGAGCAGAATGCCGAGAAGATGCGCCAGCACTGGCCGGGTGCGCCTATGGGCATCTACAGCGCCAGCATCGGCAAGCGGCAGCTGGGCGAGCCGATCACCTTTGCAGGCATCCAGTCGGTGCGCAAGAAGGCCAAGCAGATAGGCCACATTGATCTGGTCATCATCGACGAGTGCCATCTGGTCAACCACAAGGACGAGGGCGGATACCGGCATTTTCTGGGCGAGTTGCTGGCCATCAATCCAGGCCTGCGGGTGGTGGGGCTTACGGCCACACCTTACAGATTGGGGCACGGCCTGATCACGGAAAAGCCTGCGATGTTCGATGCTTTGATCGAGCCGGTCAGCATCGAGGAGCTGATCTTCAAAGGCCACTTGGCCACCCTGCGCAGCAAGATCACCAAACAGCGCCTGGACACCAGCGGGGTGCACAAGCGGGGCGGCGAGTTCATCGAGAGCGAGTTGCAAGCGGCTGTGGACACGGACGACAACAACGAGCGCGTGGTGCGCGAGGTTATCACCCTGGCACAAGATAGACGGGCATGGCTGTTCTTCTGCACAGGCGTGAAGCATGCGCAGCGGGTCTGCGATGTGTTGAACAGCCACGGCGTGCCGACCGAGTGCGTGACAGGCGAGACACCGAAGAAAGAGCGCGAGCAGATTCTGGCCAACTACAAGGCAGGCAAGCTGCGTGCGCTGACCAATGCCAACGTGCTGACCACCGGCTTTGATTACCCCGACATTGACCTGATCGCCATGCTGCGGCCCACCATGTCGGCAAGCCTCTATGTGCAGATGGCCGGGCGCGGCATGCGCCCCAAGAGCCACACCGATCATTGCCTGGTGCTGGACTTTGCAGGCGTGGTCGAGACGCACGGCCCGATCACCAACGTGCAGCCCCCCAAGCGCGGCGGGGATGGCAACGGCGAGGCACCGGTCAAGGTATGCGACAACTGCGGGGAGTTGGTGCACATCAGCGCTATGGCCTGCCCTGCCTGCGGCTATGCCTTCCCGGAGCCAGAGAAGAAGAAGCTGGAACTGCGCGATGTGGACATCATGGGGCTGGAAGGCCAAGAGGTCGAGGTCAGCAGCTGGAACTGGCGCATTCACACAAGCCGCGCCAGCGGCAAGATGATGCTGGCCTGCACCTATTACGGCAGCCTGTCGGACAAGCCGATCACCGAGTACTTGCCGGTCTTGCACGACGGGTATGCAGGACAAAGGGCCATGCAGCAACTGTTCAAGATGGCCAACTCATCGGGCGCGAATCTGGCCGAGGCAGCCAACTTGGAAGGCGAGCAGGGGCTGGACTACCTGTCGGTGCAGATGAGCAACTCAGCACCCCCCAAGACGATCGAGTACCGCATGGACGGGAAGTTTCACCGGGTGATCAAGCGGAGCTGGGCGTGAGCAGGGGCCAGCACTATGGCAAGCTAGGCGTGGCCAAGCTGCCTGCCGAGGTCAAGGCGATCTGGTACAGCCGGGACGTGGAGCCGGAGCCTTGCGAGGCTGTGGACACCTACTGGCCGATCGCCACCGACCCCGAGCTTGTGCTGGCGCAGGACTTTGCCAGAAGGCTGGTTGAAGTCACACCGTTGACCGAGGCTGAGGAGCAGGCCATTGCCTTGTGCGTGCTGGACAACTGCACGCTGCGCGAGGCAGGCGTTGAGATGGGGCGCACGCAAGAGCGCGTGCGGCAAATACTTGAGAAGGCGCTCAGGCGTTTTCGCACGCATCAAAAGGTGCTGACCGATGTGCCTGCGTGGGAGTTGGATGCAAGGGTGATGTCTTATTTTTGGTGGAAGCATGAACAAAGGAGAAAGAGATGAGAATTTTCATTGACGGAGAGTGGAACAGTTACGGCGGCGAGTTGATCTCGCTGGGGCTGGTTGCAGAGGATGGCCGGTCTTTTTATGAGGTGCTTGGTTGCGACAATCCAGATCCATGGGTGGCTGAGAACGTGATGCCGAAACTTGGCAAGCCGTGGATCACATTGGAAAGCCTGCAAGAGCAACTTGAAATATTCCTTCGCCAGTTTGACTCTGTGCACATCGTTGCCGACTGGCCAGAGGACATCATGTGGTTTTGCAAAGTCTTGATCACTGGGCCAGGGACAAGGCTGAACACGCCACCACTGACCATGCAGGTTTTGCGCGTCGATACGGTTTCCAGCAATCCGCACCATGCCTTATGTGACGCATTGGGTTTGCGCGATTGGTGTGTCAACGTGGACAGGAATCCAGTCAGGAGCGAAGCATGACCACCAGACCCAAAGAACCTGAATTTCTGATCCAGTGGCGCGACTGGGTCAAAGCTGGCCCACCGAAGTGCTGCCACACCTGTGAGCACTACGGGGTCGATGGCCTTTGCACCGAGTTCTTCATGACACCACCAGAGGACTTTGCGGCCAGCGTTGATGCCTGCGACAAGTGGGAGCAGGAGATACCGTTTTGACCGACGAAAAAATCCCAAGCGAAGACCACGAGCAAATGCTGCTGGTGCAGTGGTTTAGGCGCACATTCGCAGGCGTTCGAATCTTTGCCATCCCAAACGGCGGACACCGACACCCGGCAGTCGCAGCCAAGCTGAAGGCCACCGGGACAAGTTCCGGCGTGCCCGACCTATTCATCCCAGCCTGGGGCCTGTGGGTCGAGATGAAGCGGGTCAAAGGCGGCAGCCTAAGCGCTGAACAAAAGGACTGGATTGCTTACTTGGAAGGTGTTAAATATTGGTGTATAGTGGGAAAAGGTGCTGAGGATGCCAAGGCAAAAATCAGCGCCTTTTATGAACAACACAAGGACAAACTATGAGCACGACTCGAATCTATCTGGTCACGGACACCGAGACCAACAAGCACCGCCTGATCCGCGCAGGCAACCAGGCGCAGGCCATCCGGCACGCTGCGCAGACGCGCTTTGACATTGAAGTGGCAGGCCAAGACGATCTCGTCGGCTTGCTGACTGCTGGTCACCCCATTGAGCTTGCAGGTGGCCCTGCCACGGCAGATATGTTTGAGGAGGCGGGTGCGCAATGACCAAGCCCAACCCAGACACCGTCAAACGGGTGTTCATGTCCATTCGCCTAACAGAAGAACTGCGCGAGCAGATCAGGGAGCGTGCGGACTTGAACGAGCGCACGATTGCTGCCCAGATCACGCACTACATCAAGCGTGGGCTTGAGCAGGATCAGAAAGGCCAGAAATGAAAAGGCGCATCAGGTACAGCATTAACTGGTTTCCACGACGAGCACCTTATTTCGCCATTGGATTTGAAATGGGTGAGTTCAGAATTTATTTGTGGCTGGTTGAGATTGAGTTCTGGCCCAGGTATTACTGAATGGCTGGCATGAGAAAGCGCCAGATCAGACGCGCCCAGAAGGTCTACAGCATGATGGACGAGCTGATGGCCAGCCCCACAGAGCCGCTGCCAGCCGAGAAGCGCCAGTATCAACTGCTGCGCATGTACGAGGGCCTGCACGCGCTGGAAACGGCCCCAGAGCCAACGACAGAGGACTGGCGGCTGTGCTCGGACGCTGTGAACCTGATGGAGACCATGATCCTTGAGTTGAAGGTCTGCGAGGACACCACCGGCCTGCTGATGGACGCGATTACTGCCCTGGCCAAAGCTGGCCAGCGGCACATGGCCGGAGGTGCCATCCGGCTGGACGGGGCTGGGATTGTGGCTGTCCGGTCGGTGCTGCGGGACTATGCCGAGGTGATCGAGGTGCTGCCTGCACGAACCATGGTGCGCTGCCACAGGCTGACCGAGGCCAGAATCCGCGACCTGCTGGACGGGAAGAAGAAGCCGCACGATGTGGAAATCACGCGACTGTGAGGGTTTGCCCTAATGCTTGCAATCGTGTGAAATCGTGGTAAAGTGTGGGCATCTTAACCAACCAGCGAAGGAGCTGACCGTGAACCTCAAACGATACCAAGTGATTCTGATTGCCATTGGCCTGCTTGTAGCCTTCGGGCTTGTTGGCCAGTCCGATCTGGAAGAAGAGCAGCGCCAGGCGCATGAATACTGCGAGATGGTCAAGCTGTGGAAAGCAACAAACGGTCAGGCTGGCTGGCCTGCTTACAACGGAGAAGGGGTTTGCAAATGACCAACCAACACGCATCCGACTGCGCCGTGCACAGCGAGCCAGCCTACCCAGCAGGCCCATGCGACTGTCACCTGTCCATTGAATCGCGCCTTGACCAGATGATCAAGCACGCCTACCAAGGTTCGACCGAGGCTGCGGATGAAATACGGCAGGAACTGGTCGAGCGTTACAAAGCGATGCAGCCGGCCAAGATGCAACCCTGCGCCGGACGCAACTGCGGCAGTACCGACCCGAACTTGCATTCTGCTGAATGCTTTGAGGACTACGAGAAGGCAACGGGGATGAATCGGCAGGAGCCGGTGGGCGAAGTTCTTAATGAGCGTGGCGAGGTTGATTACATCAGCTATGTGCCGACAGCCGGGACACTCCTCTACACCACCCCACCAGCACAGCCAGCGCCTTTGCAAGAGCCGCCACCAGAGTGCCAAACAGAGGCCGAGAAACGTGCTTATGCGTTTGGCTGGTGGAAGGCACTGGAGGCCAACAGAGTAGCACCGGTGCAAAGCGCAGAGCGCGGGGAGCCTGTGGCAAACATCCGAACGTGGCACAAGAACGGTGAACAGCACGCAGAGCTGTGGAATTGGGATAAAGGTATAGAGGGATTACCTGACGGTGAACATAATCTCTACACCACCCCACCCGCAGCACCTGTGCAGGAGCCGAGCCGAGAGCAAACACGGCAGATTGTTGATGGCTTGCAGCGCTGCCATCATCCTGATAGTCAGCACGAGTTTCTTCGGACATGGGTTCGCGACTGGACAATCCACAAAACAGCACAGCGGCAATGGGTTGGGCTGACGGATGAGGAAATCGACAAGACGGAATGGGGGCCATCTTATGAAAATCCAATGACGCTTGCAGAAGGACTGCAACTATTTGCCCGTGCCATCGAAGCCAAACTCAAGGAGAAGAACACATGAAAAAGAACACAGACCATTGCGTGTTCCAGAACAACGTGCTGACTTGCCTTCATTGCGGTGGTGTTTTCACCTTGAAGCTGCCCATCGACGTGAAAGACCTTGGCAAGAAAGTTGATTCATTCATTGCGCTTCATGTTGATTGCGAAAAGGAGAAGAACACATGACCACCGAGATCGCCAAAATCTGGTGGGACGACGAGAAGATGGAGATGGTCGTCAATCCGATACCAGAGTCCGAGATTTACAAGCCAGTGCCGGTGGCGTGGTTCTTCCCGGGAAGCGCAGACGAGCCGATGAGCGTGGCACTGGACAAGGACTTGGAGGATGCGCAGAAGGCCAACTGCGTCCCTTTGTATTTTGGGAATCCTGTATGACCTTCAACCCACCCACCCGTATGCACGTCATCCCGGTCAACGACCTGCGCGAGCACGAGGCCTCTGCCGACTGCTGGTGCAGGCCCACACCAGACGAAGAGCACGACTTCTTTGTGCACCACTCCCTCGATGGCCGGGAGTCCTACGAGACCGGCGAGAAGCGTCCGTCCTAAGCGCCAGCTCTCTTGCGAGCTGATTCTTGCCTCTGCCACCCGTCCCGGCAGTCAGCATCGCAAAAGCGCCTCTCAGCCCCCACAGCCTCGCCACACCAGTGGCACGCACCGTTGGCCTCGAGCAGCTTGCCAACGCGCCTGGCAGCGGCAATGCTGCGCTCGCGCTCCTGCTCTTCGCGCAAGGTGGCCTGGTCGTAAATGTCGGTCATGAAAAAAACCAGCCCGAAGGCTGGTTAAAAGTGGCCGAAGCCACGTTGGAGACAACTGCGATCAAGCCTGCAATCCGTTCAAGTAGACCGTCTTGCCGTTTTGTTTGACTGCGGTCAGTTCTTGTTTCTTGAGGTTGGCGGGGTCGTAGGACACGTGAACCCAACCACTGTCTGGCACACCGGGCGTGTAGAACTCCAAAATCAACTGGGTGTAGTCCAAGTTGTAAGCAATCCACTGCGCCAGTTCAGCGTTGGCCACACCGGGAATCTCAATGTCTGCGGCCATGCCTTTGCAGTGATCTGAGGTGCGCGAGCCACCAACCTTGGCATTGACCTCGGGGTGACGAAAGCCGCTGTTGACCTTCACGCCTTTGCCGAAGTGATCGCGCACAGGCTGCAACACTTTCTCGGCCAGCAGCTTGAGACTTGCGATCTCTGCCTCGTTCGGTGTGTTGTCCATGTCATGGCGCAGCGCGGTCTCGCTTTTGACCATTTCGGACAGCGAGAAGTTCTTGGTCAATTGGGTCATTTCACGAGTCCTTTCAGTTCATCGGATTTGTCTTTACTGCCTTGGCTGGAGCCAAAGTAGTAGGAGAGGATTTGGGTCACGGCGGCAGACAGCACGCCCAAAATGTAAATCAAAATGTCCTTGGCGTTGTCTTTGACCTCAACAAAGATGAGGATGGCAAACAAGATGAAGGACAAGGCTACAACACCCAGCGCCAGCACAGGGGTCACGATTTTGTTGATGGTTGGCGCCGATGCACTTGTTGCAATGGCTGTCTCACGATTGCGAGCGCTGTCACGGTCTTTTGCGTGAGCCTCCAACTCTTTCAAGTCGATCTCGCGCAGCTTGAGTTGCAACTCTGGGTTGCCCTGCAATGCCGCTGTCACGCCTGCGACAGTCTTATCGTCAATGCCGAGCTTGTCAGCAATGAACTTCACAGCCATGCCACCAGCAGGGCCAGCCACCGCAGTGGCCAACGCAGGCGCTGCGGTTTTGAGAATACCTAAGAGGCTGTCGATCATGATTTGTCCTTTTTAGCCATGTATGCATTGGCACCGAAAAACGCGCCAAGAATCAGACTTGTTGACGGAAAATAAATTGCAGCCATGCTGCCGAGAATATCTTGCGATTTGTCCAAGTCGATCAGATCAGCGCCGACTACAAACAGAGGATAGGTCAGCATGCCGACAAGCACCCACCACACCATCTTGCGCTGCTGGTCTCGTTGCGCGTCGGCATCTTCAATCTCCAGCCTTTTGCGCTTCATCTCAAGCTGGAACTCTTCTGGGCTTAAAACCCCATCGCCATTGGCATCTGCGCTTTTAAATTCTTCTGTCATGCTTATCTTCCCAGTGGGTTGGTGGTTGCGCGTTTGAGACTCGACATTTCATTGCGCAGCTGTGCAACTGTTGAGTCCAATTCTTTCTTGATCGCATCAAGGCGGGTCTGCACCTCTCGGTTGACCGACTCAGAGTTCACCACCGCGCTCTTGGCTGTGGACTGCGATTCACGAGCCAGAGCCACGGCGTTGGTCAGATTCTCAGAGATGCGAATCAGCGCGTCGGCTGTGGACAACTGACGCTCCTTGGCTGCCTTCAACTCGATCTCAAGGGCGTTGACGCGGGTCTTGAGTTCTTGGTCATCGTAAGGTTCGATGGTCTCGACAGCCTCAATCGCTGCCATAGCCCTGTTGTAGAGGGTTACTCCATAGTATCCCCCCGAACCTAGAGCGCTGATCACCGCCAATAAGACGGTAATGATCATCGTTGGCGATAAGGTCAGCGAGAAAGTCTTGGCTTCTTCTGTAGTCATCGGGAACCCCCATTGTGATGTTCAAGCCCGGAGGCATTGCTTGTTGTTTCAAACCTGTTGAAATGACCCCGAGCGTCTCGAGTCGTTGCACCAACTTTAACCCACCGCCAAGCGGCTTGCTCTGCGACTGCTCTGGCCCTTGGGCTGCTGGCGCGGAAGATGCCGACGTTGATGCCTCTCCAGTCGGGGTGCTCATCATCTGCATGGCGGCCTGCTCGGTCTGCGCTGTGCTTGGGGCAATCAGTGCAGCGGGTGGGCTGCTTATTGCAGGAGCAATGACGCTCACGGGGCTGACAGGGCTGAACGGGTTTGTGGGGTTGGTCAAAGACTTCACGCAGCTGTTGGACTGCTCGACCCAGTCGCCCCAAACAGGCTGCCCATAAGGGTCTGGACAGGTCGAGAGCCGCATCCGGCTGATTGAGCCTGTGAACCCATCTTGGCAACTTGCCATCTCGGTTTGTGTGCGTGTTTGGCATGTCGGTGCTGGAGCTTGGTAGCTGGAGCAGAAAAGCCGCTGCCAGTCTATGTTGTAAGCGCCTGGGGCGCATGCCCAACAGTCGGCATTGGCGATGCAGTACTGCTGTCCAGCGGTATTGGCTGTCCAAGATGTGGTGCAGTAGCAGCTTTGTGCCAGCGCATCATTCGGCCTTGTTAGGAGCAGAAAGCACGAAGCCATCGCCATAGAGACGAGTAAAGCGCTTCGGTTCAATTTCATGCCATGCCCTCCGTGCTGCGTCGCCAATGGAGCCACCAATGGGGCATGGGCTGCCCGACATTTCCATGGCCTCCCAGACCCGTTCGTCTTGGCACAGGATGGCCACAGCGGTCACTTTGAGACCAAGGTCGTTGAGCACCTTGGACAGTTTGATGCGTTCGCAGTTCTTGTCCGTGATGACCGTACCACCAGAGAATCCGATCACGGTCGATGAGACAGCGCCAGAGACTGGAATGGCGCACACGTCTTGCGAGAAGGCGCTCATGCTCGGCGCAATGGCGCTTGGCACAGGCTGGCCCTTGTAGTTGATCGTGGTGTCCTGCGCTTGGGCAGCCAATGGAAGAAGCAAGGCCAAGAGCAGGCGTTTCATGTGTCAGCCCTTCCAGTGACCGGCAAACCAAGCGACAGCAGCGCCGACCGACGATGCGATGGTCATGCCAGCCCAGAAACCACCACGGCCCTTGTTGGCAAGGGCGAGCAGTTCCTCGATTTGGCCTTCCATCTTGTCGATCTTCTTGTCCATGTTCTGGACGCGCTCCCAGAGCACACCGTACTTCACAGGGTCGATTTCACCGGGTTCCATGCTCCGCTCCAGTTGATGATTGTTTGATCCATGTTGGTGTTCGGTGTTGGTTAGGAGAAGATGGCGACGGAAACACAAGCACTGTCCAACGCAGAATTTGTTGCACTTGCTGAAACCCATAGACCAACAGAAGAAACTGATCTTCCATTGAATTTTAACGGTGCAATATATCTTCTATCCGGAACTGAATCTCCTTCAGTTGTTGTAACAACCCCATAATTCGCATCCACCATCGCATTGGTAAAGTTGACCGTATAGTCCCCCGTCCCATTGTCCGTAATCGACGAGACATTAAATGCCCGACGAATGGCGACTGTGCCTGTCCCATTAAAGTTCACCCATGCTTTTGCCGAGCCATCCACGACCGTATCGGTCGGGACAGTCTTGCTGCCTGCTAAGTTGGAGAGCGTTGTTGCTTTGATTGTGGACAATTTTTTTCTCCTTTAGCGGAAAAATGACAAGTTGACGATACTAGGATCAACAACTCCAGTCCCGGGGATCGCGGTTTGAAATCTGAAATTACCTGAGTTAAATAAGTTCGTCAAAAAGCCATTTGCACCGCTGCTAATCTGGTTGAATGATCCAGAAACAGAATAGTTTGAGTCCGGCATAGCAGTCGTGAAGTTGACCGTGTAGTCACCAGTACCGTTATCCGTGATGCTGGTGACGTTCCCAGCGGCACGAATAGCCACCGTGCCAGTGCCGTTGANGTTGACCCATGCCTTGGCGGTGTAAACCTCCACCCCCGAGGCGTTTTTGATTGTCCCGACCTGGAGGGTTGACATAATTTACAGCCCTTCAACGATGGTTTTCAGCGCACCCACATCAGCGGCTGCGTCGATCTGGTTTTGCACCTCGGCGTACTTGGCACGCACCTCAGCACGAGCAGCCTCAGCAGCAGCGGCCTCAGAGGGAATAGTGGCCTTCACATCCAGAGGCGCAAACTCGGCTGCACGGGCAGCGCGGCGCTTGTCATGAGCGATGGTCTTGGCTTTGTCGATGTTGATTGGGATAGGCATTTCAGTTCTCCTTATTCAGAGTAAGTCCAAGCATCACGGAAAGTGCGATCGGATGGAATGTCCTCGACAGCAACAACCTGATACGGCTTGCCAGCAGGCACAGCCTTGAGCACATCCTCAAGCGTTACGCCGGGGGCGGGAACGATGACAGCAACACCGCCTTCGTCGTTGGGATAAATGATTCGTTGGTTTTCCATTTGAGATTCTCCAGTGGTTAAGGGGTTGGGTTAGCGGAAAAAGTTAAGGCGCACAACTTCCATATCGTTTGGCCCTCCTGTGCCGGATGCTGTGTAAACTGTGTAAACACGACATGCCGATGCTGTGTTAAAAGTAGCAAACAAGCCTTGCTTAATTGAGAGCGCAGTGTAGTTTGTTGGGGTAGCGCCTGATGTGTCGTAAGCTAAACCATACCCAAACGAATAATTCGCATCCGCCAGCGCATTGGTGAAGTTGACTGTGTAGTCGCCTGTGCCGTTGTCGGTGATGCTCGAAACGTTGAAGCTGGCGCGTATAGCCACCGTGCCCGTGCCATTGAAGTTGACCCACGCCTTGACTGCGTTGCCACCGGCTGTGTCGAAGTTGTCCGACCCTCTGATTGTGCTTGGCATTCTCTATTCTCCTTAGACGACAGTCCACGTGCTGCCGGTCGGCACCGTGACCGTGATTCCCGTGTTGATCGTCACAGGCCCTGCGGTCATCGCATTTTTGCCCGAGGTGATCGTGTAGTCGTTGGTCACGGTCTGGTCGTTCTCAAAGAAGATTTTATTCGACCCACCCCCTGTTGCGCCACCCCCAGAGCTGGAAAGACCAACGCTGCGGAACTCGGTACCCGAGCAGACGATGAAGCAAGACTGGCCAGCGGCCAAAATCAAGGTCGATGCACCGTCGATGGTCTCGCCACCGTTGGGGTCGATGGTGATGGAGCCAGTGCCCACGTTGACCACACCGAAGGCAAAGCCATCGCCAAGCGTAGCCGCTGCAGTCAGCGACAGCGTCCACGTGCCAGTGCTGTTGAACACCTTGCCTCGGTCGCCTGTGACGACCGTGTAAGCGCCAGAGAGCGCAGTCGTGTCAGAGGCCAGTGCGCCCAAGTTCAAGAGGGCTGCGGCCTGCGTTGTGCCACCCGTTCCACCTTGGTTCAGCGGTACCGTGCCTGCGATCAGCGAGAAGTTGATGCGCTCGGTTGCGTTGAGCGACTGGAACACCAACGTGCTGTTCTTGTTCTTCACAGCCACCGAGTAGTCGGTCGCGTCCACATAGATCGAGGCAGGCGAGCCGCTGCGCATCGGGTAGCCACCCAGCGTGCGCACAGGCTGCGAGGCGGGAATGGTCAGCGCGGCATCCCAGTAGATGGCCTGTGGGTTGGCCTCTGCTGGCAGGCCGGCCGTGCCGATGTAGATGTAGCCATCCTCCAGCGGCTGGCCATCGCGGTCTGTGAAGATCGCAAACGGCGAGTAAACGGACAATGCGGACATTATTGGTTCTCCTGATCAAATTGGCGCTCGGTCTGCAGAGCATTGACAATCCACTGCTCCAGCTTGCCGGGGTCGCGGGGGAGGTTCGCGGCCTTTGCAAAATTCATGAAAGATTGTGACATGGATAGGCGCTTGATGGCCTCTTTGCTTGGGTCGGCTTTGGTCGCAGCTTCGATGGCCAGCTTCTGGAACTCGTCGCTGGCAAAGAGCTTGCCTGCAGCGTCGATCGCATCTTTCTTGCCACTGGACAAGGCGTTCATGATGCCGGTCGTAGCGGCGGCTGCGATGGGGCCACCGCCAGATGCAGCAACGCCTGTGGTCACCGCCTTGCCCAGGGTGCTTTCCATGACCTTGCCAACCAGCCCCTCGGCCTTCATCGACTCGACCAGCGCCTGGTTCGCCTTGCCCGTTGTCAGCACATTGGCGCGAGCCTCGGTGATGCGCTTGGACACCTCGTACAAGTCGCGCATGGTCTTGTGCGCCTCTGGGCCAAGAATCTTCACGACCTGCGCATAGACCGGCGAGTTGGCACGCAGCTTAGGGTAGATGTCGGCAAACTCAGAAAAGCCAAAACCACCGCGCTCGGCACCGCGAGAAGATCGGGTGACCGAGGCCAACGCAGTGGCCACCGTTTCGCGCTTGAGATCGTCTGGCACCAGCTTCATGAGCTTGGCAAAATCTGCCGAGTCGCCCTTGGCAGCGCCGGTCAAAGCAGAGCGCATCTTGTTGGCAATGCTGCCTTCCACATCCTCACCGAATGCGTTGATGATTCGCTTGCCCAGCGCACGCTCCTTGGCGTAGAGCAAGTTCGCACCGCGCAACTCTTGACGCAGAGCCTCGCCACCAACCTCGCCAACTGCTGTCAGTTGGTCGTCAGCCAGCGCAGCGTACAAGCGCTTGAGCGCACCGGCTTCCATGTTGCCGTAGGGCGATTCCTTGCCCGAGACAGCCTGCCCGATCAAGTTCTTCTCGCGCATCAGGCGACCGTAGGTCACATCCCCGTCTTGCAGCATTTTCAGGAGCTTTTTCTCCTGTGCGGACAGGCCACCTTCACCGACCTCGGTGATGATGTCGTCGAGCGTCTGCTGCAGCTTGGGCATGGTCACGACCGACTGCTTGGGCACGGCCAGGTTGACCCGGTCGTAAATCTTGCCTGCCTCTGTGGACAAGTCGTTGCGGGTCTTGACCAGCGAGTCGCGCACCTTTTGCGATACCACGCCGGGGGCTACTGTGCCCTCGACGAAGGTGGTGTCGAACTGCTTGATCACATCGTCGGCTTTGTCCACGGCCTTGCTGACTGTGGTGCGCCATGCGGCCTCGGCCTCAGAGCCAGCAGCCGAACGGGTCAGGCCCACGGCGGCACGCACCTGCGGGTTGTCGCTGAACACATCGAATGGCAACTCCAGCCCCAGACGGTCGGCAGCGGCCTTGGCCTCTGGGTTGACTGCGGCCAGATCAGCCAGGCGGTCGCGTGCGGCCTGCGACCCCATGCCGCTGCCGGATGCCTTGCGCACCAAGTCGCCCACTTCCTCGAAGGCCTCGGTGGTCGTGGCTGCGGCGGCAGGAGCGACCGTAGGGGCGGCTGCGGGGGCTGCGGCTGGTGCAGGTGCCACCGGAGGCACTGCGGCCTGATCTGCGGCCTGCACGACGGTCGTGGCAGGTGGTGTGACGGGGGCAGCGGCAGGGGCAGCAGAAGGGACAGCAGGTGCAGGCTTTGCACGGCCTGTGACCTGCTTCACGGCCTGCACGACTTTGGGGGCTTGCTGGGCAAGCAACTGGCCACCGGCACCTGTCACGCCTGCGGTCACGACCTCGCCAGTGTCGAAGGTGCCACCTGTACCGGCTTGGCTGGTCTCAATGGCTGCCTGCGTAGCAGCGCCCTTCAAGCCTGCGCCAGCAACTGTCTGTGCACGGCCTGCTGGGGTAAACGATAGGATGCCACCGATGGCGCGAGGAATGTCGCCAACTGCGAAGCCGGGGGGGATGGCGTACTCTTTCTGGTCAACAGACGAGCGCAGGATGAAGTTGCCCTTGGCATCCTGACGCACTTGCACGCCTGGAAAGTTGGATTGCAGAATCTGCACCGTTTCTTTCGGATTGCTGACAAGAGTGCCGAGGGCAGTTTTCAGGCTGGCCACGCTCAGTTGATTCAACTCAGGCATGCCAGTCCACTCGGGCATGGTCTGCGTCTCAGTTGTGGCGCGGCCAGAGCCGGTCACGCTTTCGACCAACCCGGCAAAGAAGCCGGGCTTCTCGGGTTGCTCAAGCGCAGCAGTGCCACCGCCAGCCCGAATCTTGGCTACGCGCTCCTTTAACTCGGGCGCGTCTGGCGGGACGTTGTCCGGGATGTTGTCGATGGTGATGCCATCTTTTGTGGTGATCGAGTAGGGCATATCAGTAGTCCACCGTGACGTTTCGCTGGCCAGCAGCAGGCGGGTTGACGTTTCCACGGCCTGCGCCAGCAGTGCTGCTGCCTTTCTCAGGCTGTCCAGGAGGCGTCTCGGTGGCCTCGTAGAAGATGTTGGCCGTGTTCAGACCGTAGCCAGTTGCCATGCGGGTAAGGCCAGAGCGCACAGTCTTTTCCTGCTCGGCGGCAGTTTTGTACAGCTTTTCAGCTTGACCCTTGAAGGCCTTGCGTTGGCCAGCGTTCAGGCGCTCACCGCTGATGACCTTGTTGTAGATGTTCTGGATGCGCTCAGGCACACCGGCAGCGTTTTGCGCAGTGGCAAATTCACCCTCGCGCACCACAGAGCCTGGGTCGAGCATTTTCATGTAGCCAAAGATCAGCGACAGATCGCCCACGGCGCTGTCCTCGGATGCTTTGACACGACCGTAGGCAGATTTGACCTCTTGGTAGCCCTTGGTCTGGTCGCTGTATTCCTTGCGGAACTTGCCCTCGGCCTCTGGACGCTTGTCGGCAGGAATGATTCCTGCGGCGATCTGGTTGGCCTCGGCAGATGCACGCTTTGCCTCTGCGCCAGACTTGGCAGCAGCAGCGTCCGAGGCACGACGAGCGGCCTTGGAAGCCTCGATCTGGGCTTGCGTGAGGCCAATCTCCAAGCCGAACTTCTCTGGCGCAAACTTGGCCTCGGCTTCTTTGACGATCGTGGTTGCGGTCTGCTCGCGCAGCTTGAACGGCTGCAATTCAGCCTTGCGGCCTTCTTCAGATGCGGCGCGTTTCTCGCCTTCAATCTTGCCGCGCAACTCTTGGTACTTGTCCGGCCCCATGGCAGCGACAAGCGACAAGTTGGTGCTGACCTTGGCTGCGTCTGGGTTGGTGTCAATGATGCCCAGCAGCACTTCTTGCTTCTTGGCCTCGTCCTCGCGGCCCGAGTTGCGCAGGGCAGTGATGCGCTCATTGACCAGATTCTTGGCCATGTCAGGCTGGCCACCTTCAAGCGCGAACAGCACCTGAGAGCCGTAGGTGATCTCGTTGTTCTTTTGCTCACCGCTGAGAACGCTCCAAGACTTCTCAAGGTCTTTGCTCAAGGATGGGTACTTGATCATCAACTCGGTGAAGTCGGTCGCGGTTGCGTTTGGCTTCTTGGACAGCGCGGCCAACTCGCCTTGCATGCTTTGCATCTGGGCGAGTTTTTCCTGATTGAGCTTTGCCTCTGCCTCGGCAGCTTGCTGTTTGGACACGAACGATGCCATGCCAAGGGCGGTTTCCACGCCCTTCATGGTCGAGCCGAATGGGTCTGTTTGCTGAAATGTGTAGTTGAAGGGCTGTGCCATTTAGAACACCTTGAGAGCTTTAAGTGTGGCCACCTGGCCGATTGAGCTTCCGATGTTGCCCCACATCTGCGCGTTGGCTTGGCCAGATGCCAGCGCTGCGCCTGCCGCAGCTTGACCTTGCTGTTGCATGAGGGCGGCAATCGTGCCACCTGCGGTCTGGGCTGCCGCACCGGTACCGGCTGCCGATGCTTGGCCGAGGCCTGAGATCGTGCCGAGCTTGGAAAACTGGTTCTCGATCATCTGGCTGAGAAGCTGTGGACGGAACTGGGCCAGCGCTGCTTGGATGTTGCCACCGCGCAGACCGCCAGTGGCTGAGGCCTGCTGCAGCATTGCGGTCTCGCCTTGACGAGCCAGCGCCTCGAATGTTGGGGAAGTCTCCAGCGCAGAGATAGCCTTTTTCTCTTCCTCTGTACCAGCCAAGCCAAGCAGGGCTTTTTGTGCGCCGAGGGCTGATGCGCCTGCGCCAACGTAAGGTTCAAGTAATTTCTGGACAACGTCGAACTGGCGACGGGTCTCAGCAATGCTGGCCTCGCTTGCCTGTGTTTGTGCGCCTGCGGCGGTTTGCGCTGCGGAGCTTTGTGCATCGCTGGCCATCATGCCAGTGATCACGCTGCCCCCAACGATTGCGGTTGCGACCCATGCCATGTTATTTCTCCAATGCTTCCTTGCCCGGCACGCCAACGAGCACGCCCGGCTTTGGTTGGTTGTTCACATCGTAGAGCGAGAGGCCATCATCTTCCATGAGATCGGCCTCGAGCTGCTCGACGGATTCAACGTCAGTCCTGTGAATTGTCATCACCACCACATCGGTCAGTGCTGCCACCACACGCTTTGTGCCAACGGGCGATGGGACAACATCGCCTGGACGGATGGTGTAGTTCTGGCCCTGTCCTGCAACAGCCAACTCGCCAACGCAGCCAATGAACAGGTGCTCGGTTTTGTGCACCTTGCTCACAATGATTCGGCCTGCGGGGATTGCGATGCGTCGGCAGTACATACCGCCTGCGAAGAAGTGTGTGGTCTCCATGCCGGGAGCTTGAGGCATAGCAGCCATGATGCGCTGCATCACGTCAATCTTTTCTCGCGTTGCGCGAGACTGCTCTACCTCATGGTGTTCGGCCTGTGCCAGCATCAATCACTCCTTTTCAGGGTTATGGCTGCTGGTGGCCTTCAAGACTCAGCAGCGCCATTGTCTCACAAACAAATGCCTCGTCAATCCCCGTAGAAGGGGGCCTTTTCCCAAGCCTGGCACGAGCGCAGATCATGGCAGATGAAGTCGAACTTGGTGCAGTAGCCTCGAAATCCTGCATCCTCATCCCACTCGTTGCGGGGGATGCGCTCCATCTTGGCCTGCATCATGGGGGTGTTGTTGTAATACTCGCAATTAGAGCAGCGGCGGCGGCGAGCCTCTTTCTCGTCAACTTGCATCGCACCGGCCAGCTTGACCCAGTATGTCTTGTTGGCGGTCGGTTCGTTGGACGGTTCTTCTGGCCCGAGCATCCAGTCTTTGATGACGGTCTGGGTGTTCTTCTTGTTCTCGGCTGCCGTGATGAACGGCTTTTCCTTTGGCAGGCCGATGAAGCCCTCGGAAACCATGACTGGCATTTGTGCGTCGCGCATGCTGTTCTCCTTAAGTGATCTCGCGGCCAGAGGCGCTGATGGTGATTGCGCCCGATGCGCTGGCCAAAGTTGAAATATACCCACCGTCCTCAAGCGTCTGCCCAACCAACTCGGGGCACAGGTAGCACTCGCCTGGGGCGATGGTGCGCTGGTGCAGCACTTGGTTGTTCACGCCTGCAAAGGCGCTGGCAGCGACCAAGTTGACGCTGAACTGAACGTCCACAGCAGCATGGTTGGTGGCAGTGAACTTGTCGATGATGGTCTTGCAGCCAATGGCTGTGTACTGCGCGGTCTGGGAGCCTTCGGCTTCCTTGCGCGGGATGATGTTCTTGACTGTGACGGTCATGCTTTCCTCACTGTTGAACTTGGGTCACGGACAGGATAACAGCAGGCGCAGCCGGGGCAAACGCAGTCGCTGCCACGTTGTCGACGGTCACCGCTGTGCTGTCCGAGGCAAAGGCCAGTTCGATGTAGTCGTTGGCAGCCAGCGAGACAGGTTCCTGCATGGCCAGTGGGATGTAGCCGTTGTTCAGATCGGACGTGACCAGACGGGCAGAGTTTGGAATGGCCGTGCCGTTTTTCTTGAACCAGACCCAGATGTTCTTTGCAGACGAGCTTCCGCTGGTCAGTTGCAGGTTGGCATCCAGCCGATACAAGCCAGAGGCAGGCACAACGATGCGCGAAGTTGGCGAGCCAATGGTCAAACCGTTGCTGATCTCGGTGCTGTCGAAGGTCAGCAGGTATTCTGTGTTGGTCGCGGCTGGCGACTGGTCTGTGCTCTTGACGAACACACCGTAATACTGCATTTGCTGAATGGTTGGGCGCACAAAGATAACGCCAGCCGATGCGTCCGAGACGATGCAGGCAGCGACTGGGATGACATTCTGCGGTGCGGTCGGTTTGACTTTTGTCAGGCCACCGGCCACCGTTGGGCTGGCATAAAGCAGGTCGCCAACGGCAAATGCACTGGTGTCCAGATCGCGCACAAAGCCCCACGTCGTGCAGTATCCCTTCTCGCCACTGTCCGGCAGGTCGTGCGTCATCACGCCCAAGATGTAAAGCGACGGGGCAGAGCCATCAGCAAGGTATGGAGCGACCAGCAAGGCCTCGGTTGTTGCGCCAACAAAGCCGACCACCGTGCCGTTGGGAATGGTCACGCCAGTTGTGTTGCCGACCCGTGCGTAGTATTCCTGCCCGATCTGCTGCGTGACGCCGTACTCCATACGCAGATCAAGCGTCTGATCTGCCTTGTTCCACTTGGCCTGGCCAATGCGAGCAGCGACGTTTTGATTCAAGTTGAACTCGACTGCATCGACCTGCGCCAGATTGCTGATCGCCCTGTCGCCCTTGTTGTCGGCCACACCAGCCTCGATACCTGTCTCTTCGATCAGTCGTGTCAGGATGGCAATATCGGACGGGCTGAGGTTCTCGACGATCTGGAACAGACGCTCGAATGCCTTGATCGCCTCGTGGTCTGGCAGGAACTTGGCAAGCTGGTCGCGGGTGAGTGGTTTCTGGGCTGCCATCAGAATGCCAGCGGTTCAAGCCGCGCCTCAAGTCGTGCGATGGACAGTTGCGCATCGCTGGTGCCACGGAATCGCTGGATGCGCCAGTTGCGCATGCTGCCCTGTTGCAGCCAGACGATGCGCTTCAAGCGCTCTCCCTGCGTGCCTGCCTTGATGCGGGTGTTCAACTCCATGCTCCACGTCATCCCATCGAGCGAGTATTGCGTCCAGATCAGTGGGTCGGAGCCAAACTCGGCGCGTCCTGTCAGACAGACCAACTCCAACTCGTGGAAGATCGCGCCCTTGCCTTCGTTGTAGACAATCAGCGTGCCAAACTCCCAGCCGACTAGATTGCCATAGTGCGAGGACACCGTGTCGCTCAGATAGCCATGGCTGCTGCTGGTCGGGTCGCCCACGAGCCATTTGTCGTAGCACCAGACCAGATCGCGTGCGCGGTACTGGCCATGACGAACAGGCTGGTTGTCAGGGTAAACCATACCGCCTCGCCCAGCACTTGGCTGGCTGCGCCATCGTAGACCAGCGTCTGGTCTGGCAGGTGGATGTAGAGCAGCTGGTGGCCCTTGTCGACACGGGCTTCCATGACCACAGCGGACAGTTGCGCCTCGGTGTAGCCCAGCAGCACCTGATCAATGTCGCTGCTGCTGATCTTGACGGTCTGGCTGTTGGCACCGAGCCAGACTGCGGGGGCCTCGTTGCGGCCACCACCCATGAAGGCGATGTTCTCAAGGAACACGCAGCAGGTGTGCGTGCCAAGCGTGCCGCGCTGAATCTGGCCACCTTCGACGCGAGCGAACGGGAAGTTCTCGCCTCCCACGTTGTCGAACACCTCGATGGTGTGGCGGTTCAGTGCGTATATTTCGTTGCGCAGCTTGAGCAGCGCTTTCACCGGGTCTGGGTCGGCCTCGGAAGATCCGTACTTCAGCGGGTTGACAGCGAAAGGGTCGTTCAACTCGGTGACGACCAAGAAGGTGCCATCAGTCGTCATGAAGTAGCCATCGACCCAAGCCACATCAAGCACCGTGCCAAGGTCGGCATCGGTGACTTGCTGCAGCGTTGTGCCGTTCCAGTAGAACAGATTGCCGTTGCTGGCAATGGCCAGTCGGTCAAAGGAGTAGTCAAAGGTGACGGGCGTGCTGCCACCCACATCGCCCAGCACGGTCGTTGTGCCATTGCTGGCAATGCTGACCAGCTTGGTGCCCATCACCCGGTAGCAGACCCCGTTCCAGTTGATGCCACCTCGGGACGTGCCTGGGCCTGTGCCGTTGGCCACAATGCCATCAGCCGGGCGCAGGTAGCCTGCCGAGATGCCACTTTGCTTTGGCACCGGCATAAGGTTGCGCGGATAGGCCACACGGAAGTCGGGCGACTGGTCGGTGTAGATGCCGTTGAGGATTGGAATTTGCATGGCGCTTTACTTTTTGCGTGCGGCACGCATGTTGTCGACCAAGTTGGGGTAAGGGCGACCGGCCTTTTTTGCAGATGCGATCGCACTAGCCTTTTGTTTCTTGGTCAGCGGTTCAGGCTTGCCCTCGGACTTCGGACGGGCTTTTTCCCAGATAGGTTTCTTTTTCACCACTTCTCCTTGTTGGCCCAGTACGCTGCGCTCATCTTGCCTTTGGCAATGTTGTCAGCGTGACGGGCTTTGAACGACTCGCGGCGAGCTTTTGCGGCCTTGGACTCGCCCTCTTTCTTGGGTGAGCCTGTCACCCCCTGCTGGCCGAAGCGGATGGTCTTGATCTTGTCGCCTTCCTTTGCGACGACCACGTGCGACTTGGTCGGGTGGCTAGGCGTGCGCTTGGGCTGGTTGTAGCCCTGCACACCCACCTTGGCCAGCCGAGCGTCCTTCGGCTTGGCGGCCATTACTGACCACCTTCGCCCGTCTGGATGTGCAGGGTGGTACCGGACGCAGAGATGTAAGCGATGGTGTCATCGCCATCGCCCTTTTGGACGACGATCTCGCTGTTGGCACGCACAGGCATGTCAGCGGTCGTGGCGGTCTGGGCACCGGAGCCGATGCGCACGTGACAGATGTTGGCACCGACGTTCACCAGGCGCACAGACTTGGCCTGCGAGTCAAGGCTGGCAGATGCCGATGATGCGGCTGGGGTCACGACTGCGTTGACACCACGACGGGGCTGGAATGGGGCGCGAATGGTCATGTTTGTTTCTCCTGAGAATTAGCCTACACGGTACCAGCTGCTGGTCGAAAGATCGAAGCGCAGTCGGAAGAAGTCGTCAGCGGCCACAACAGCCGGTTCGCCGGTCACAGCGGTTGCGCCGTTGCCGTTGATGGTCAGCGCGTTGATCTGCTGCGTGCAGTTGACGAGCACTTCTTGCTTGTCGATCACGTTGGCGATGGCTGGCAAGGTGATCGTGCCGGTCGCAAAGCCTGCGGTCGGGGTCAGAATCAAGTGCGTGTTGTTGCTGTTGTTGTTGATCGCCACGTTGAAGCCATCGGACGAGGGCGCAGCGTATTGCGTGACGTAGTTCGGGAACAGGCTGGCCGTGCTCGGGAACACGAGGTTGGCCTGCATGTAGGCCAGCAGCATTGCGCCAGTGATCGCCTTGGTGGTCGAGTCGGCATCGTCGAGGATGGCAAACTTGTCGGCTGCTGTTACCGATGCGCCAGCGGTCATGCTGGTGAACAGTTGCGCTTGGATGTAGGCGCGAACCAAGGCGGCGGTCACCTTGACCGAGTTGGCCTGGCTTGCGTCGTAGATCGGGAACAAGTCAGCATCGACAATCGCCTCGGTGCTTTGGGTCATGTCAGCGACAAAGTTGTCGAGGATGAACGACTGGATGACAGACATGGCGGCCTTGCGAGCGTCGCCGTTGTTGGTGCTGAAAACAGGCACCAAGTCGCCAGCCGATACGGTATCGACTGCCGACAATTGGTTGATGGTGGTCATTAGGGTTTCTCCTTAGTCGAAGTCGATAGCGCTATCCTCGCCTGCCAGCAGACGGTCTTTTGGCGGGTCGAGGAATGGATTGTCCACGGCCCACGGCTTGTTGCCTGCGCCTGCTGGCATTGTGCCCGGCATTTGCATTTCCATGGGCATGGCGGCACGCGAGAGCAGCACCTCATAGCCTGCTCGAGCTGCGGCCTTGGTCTCGGGCAAGACGGTCTTGCCATATCCGGGAGCGATGCGCTGAGCCAGATTGGTGTAGATCGCCTCGTTTGCGGAGTCTGGGACGTTGGTCTGGGTGTCCAACGTGCTGTTGTTGGGGCTGGTGGGCAGCGGGTATCCGACACGGATGCCTTTGCCGTTCCAAGTCGCCATCATCGCGTCCATCTTGAACAGGGCGCTGTTCAATTGCTCCGGTGTCAGATCGTAGACGTAGGATGCAAGCCCGATCTCTTCGAAGGCTTGCAACACGAATTGGCGCTTAGTCCAGCCCATGATTACGCCTCCAGCGCCTTGGCGATCAGGCCACCGAGCTTGGAGTCGCTGGTGCGGCCATCAAACTTGATGCCCAGTTCAGTGGCTTTGGCTTCCAGTTCTTCGCGGGTCGGGGGCGCGTTGTCGTCTGCGACTGCCTCGGCAGATTTCGCGGGAGCCTTGGTCTTGGCTTTGGCCTCGGTGGTGGTCAGCGACCATCCGTCCTTCTTGGCCTGGTCGATCTCGTGTTCGTCGACAACGACATAGTCAAACTTGTCGCCGTGAATCTCGTGCGCACCGGGGTGCTTGTAGAGCATGGTCGGGTTCTTCATTTCATTCCCTTCTTGGCAGGTTTCGCGGGAGCCTTGGAGGGCTTGCCAGCCTTCTCAGCAGCCTTGCGTGCAGTGCTCAAAGCAATGGCCACGGCCTGCTTTTGAGGCTTGCCTGCCTTCATCTCGGTCTTGATGTTGCCCGAGATCGTCTTGCTGCTGTAGCCTTTTTTCAGTGGCATGGTTCTCTCCAGTCAATGAAAGAGAGGGAGCCGAGGCCCCCTCTCTCACTCAGCTTAGGTCTGGCTGAACAGGATGATGCCCGACATTTCAGGCTGCTTGTTCACCACACCGAACAAGGTATCGAGACGATACTTGGTCTTCATGGTGTTGATGTCGTAGAACTTCTGCATGACCAGTTCGATGCCCTGATCGGTCGAAGCACGCATCACTGCGGTGCCAGCATCCGAGGGAACAGCGTAGCGGCCAGGCAAGATTTCCAGCGAGTCTTTTTGCCAGAATGGGTTGACGTTGGCAGCCACAGTGTTCAGGAAGGTGATGGCTGCGCCGTTTGCAGGCGTTGCGGTCACGTTCTTGTACTCGAGTTCTGCGTCGGTCGAACCACCACCCGAGATGATCGGGGGGCTGATCTGGACAACACCAGAGCCACCGGCACCAGACACGATCGCAGTGATGCGGAAGGTCTTGAGCTGGCCAGTGTCCTGCTTGGTGATGTGGTGCACAGCGTTCACACCAGCGATGGTGAAGCAGTCGCCAACCTTGACCGTGCCACCGCCAACAGCGATGGTCAGGTTTTGGTAGCGGTTGTCCACGTTCTGGGTCTCGCCGGTACCAGCGGTCGAAGTTGACTTCGGCGTGTAGTACTGGTTTGCACCGTTGACGGTCACAGTCGTGCCAGCAGCAGCGGTCAGGCGAGTTGCGTAGTCGAGCTTGTAGGTCTCGAACGAAGCCACCAGGCCGATGTAGGCCTTCTCGTAGGCGGTCAGCGGCTTGCCGGTCAGGGTCTGACGACCGGCCAGGTTGCTTGCCATGCCGTTGTAGTCGCGGGTCGACAGGGCCATGTAACGATCGAAGGACTGCACGCCCTGCTCGTTCATGATCGCTTCGGCCTGGGCCACATCGTCAAAGCCGGAGGCAGCAGCGGTGCGCTTGACAACGAGGGTACCCTGCTGGGATGCCACGTTCATCACGGCCACGTTGATGTCGCTGGCCAGCTTCTGCTTGGCAGCATCGCCCAGACGACCTTCTTGCAGGGCATCACGCAGTTCTTTGGCGGTCAACGTCCAAGGCACAGACTTGCTGAAGCCGATGGTCGAAGGGACTGCCAACTGGGTGAAGTCCTTGAAGTTGGAGGTCATGTCAGTGCCATCAAAGGACTGAGCGATGTAGGGCTGCGGACGCCAGATGATGTCGTTCGTGCGCTCCATCATCGTCGAGTCGGTGTTGTAGACCGACACGTTGCGGGAGAGCACGAGAGCGTCTTGGAAGCCCTCGAGGATGTCTTCGAACGCTACGCGTTCTTCTTTGGAAAAGGCGTTTGCCATGATTAAAGTTCCTTAAAAAAATGTCATGAGGACTGGCGCTTTTGCCGTTTGTACTGCATGACTTTGGTGAAGTCACCAGTCCTTTCAGCATCGGCACGCAGCCGTTCGAGGGTTGAGTCCACCGAACCAGACACACGTCCATTACCTTGGATCGTTTTCTCTGGCGGCGGGGCTGCCTTACGGTTCGTCACTTTCAATTGCGTCTCCAGTTTCGCTACCGCGAAGGCAAACTTCACGGGGTCTGTAATGCTTGAGAGTTCCTTTGCTTTCGCAGGGTTCTTGCCAAGCGCGTAAATCACAAGCGCGGGATTCTCCGAGCCTTGAAGCACGATGCCTTGCTGGGTGACAGAGAGGGACTCCTGCACCGTTGCTTCTGCATCCTCAAAGTCTTTGACCTTCAACTCGGCTTTCGCCTTGCCGTAGTTCTCCAACTTCGTCTGCCAAGTCTTCTGCTGGTTCTCAGCTTCTGCCTTGGCCTTTGCTTCTGCCTCTTCCACTTGGCGCTTTTGGGCAAACCAATTGGTCAGGGCGGCTTCGTAAGCGTCAGAGTCGTAGTCGTGATCTTCGAGGGTTGGCTTCTTGCCCAGCGCGACCGGCTTGGTCTCAGTCTGGCTGGTCGATTTCAGCTTTTCCTCAAGTTCTCGCTTCTCTCTCTGCAACTCCCGATAGTTCTTACGCAACTCGCGTACCCACTTGGGCGCTGGTTCTTCATCATTGGTGGGCGGCGCTTCCTCACCGATGGACACCACGACTTCGTTGTCGTCATCGTCCTCGTTGCTGTCGTCTGCATCGCCTTGATTGCCATTGCCTTCGGAATTGTTCTCGTCGGCGTTGTGCTCGTCTTGGTTCTGCTCATCGTCCAGCAGGACGTTGTCGTCATCTTGGTCTTGATCTCCTGATACTGCCTTTTTCACGTTCATTGCTTGACCCCATCAAACTCACCCATGGAAGCGGCTGGGTGGATACCGCATATCGCTATTCTGCCACCGGACTGACCGGTTGCACAGGTTGTTGCATCTGGGCCATCTGCTGCGCGGCCAATTCTGCGCTGCCGATGGTCTGGATTGCCCGGATTGCCTGATCCTGTTCTGCCCCAGAAACATCGGCCATGGTCTTGACCGTCTGGGCGCGTTTGAGTTCTGCCGATGCGACCGTCTCGATGGTGTCGGCACGAGCCTTGGCTGCCTTGGCCACGGCTTCTTCGGCGGCTGCCTGCAAGAAGATCGAGTTCGGGTCTTCTGGCTGGTTGGCCTTGGCCTGCATCATCTCTTCCATCTCGGCCTTGGTCGGCTGAACCACACCGAGCATGATCAGCTTGCGACGGAAGAAGTCGCGCACGTCGCTGATGCCCTCGCCTTCCATGTTCATCATGGCCATGGCACCGAGCACCTGCATGGTCTCGGGGTCTTGGGTGATGGCCATCATGCCGGTCAGGGCGCGGACAGTTGCCGAGCGTCGGCTGGACGAGGATGGGCCAACGTCCACAGCCACATCAAACTTGGCGTTGGACAGGTCGTTCTCGTAGAGCGTCTCGCCGGTCTTTTCATCGACCGTTGGGCGCAGCAGTTCGACCGAGTCCACCTCGTTTTGGCTGCCGACCGTCTTCATCTTGCGGCCTGGTTCGACCAGAATGTCCTGCGCCATGGACAGCCAGATTTCACCCGAGCGCTTCACAGCCTTGGCCATGTTGCTCATGTAGATGAAGGTCTGCATGTCCAGCTTGTTCTGAATCAACTCCACGGCCTTGCCGGAGATGTTCGAGACGATCTTCTCAGCGCCTTCTTGGTTGCCAAGAATCTGCTGCATATCCTGCTCGGTGATTTGCAGCAGTGCGGCCATGGCAGGCGGGATGGCAGGCGGTCGGGTGTAAGCCACGGGGCCAGACACAGCCAGGTTGCCGTTGGCATCCGTGATCGGGTTGATCAGCAGGTAGGGATAGTTCTTGATGTTGTCCTCAGACCACATGACCTGATGGCCGGAGACTTGCTCGGGGGTCAGGATGGGTTTCTCGACCGAGGACAAGGCGCTGATCTCGCCCAGCTTGGACAGCTGCATGTTCTTCAGGCGCTGCGAATCCTTGGCCAGACGGACGTGGCCCATACAACGCTCGATGTTGTCGATGAACCAGCGCTTGCCGTAGACCGGCACGATGGGGATGCACTTGCCTGCGATGTAGCCCATGTCGTCGAGGACGCGAGCGCCGTTCAGGATGTACTTGTGCACGCGGCGGCGCTTGATGCGCTTTTGGCGCACTTCTTTGAATCCGGTCGCCAGCAGGGTTTCCTCGAGCATTTCGTCGGCCTCGAAGTCGGCATCACGGTACCGAACCTCCTGCGCGTCCAACCCTTCGAAGATGCGCACGGTCTCGCTGGTCTCTTCGATGCGGTAGTACTCAGCCACATAAACCACGTCGGGCGTGAGCCAGTCGAACTCGTGTTGGTAGACCTCTTTTGGCCAGCTGGCCGGGTTGTCGCCGTACTCATCCTCGTAGGCATCGCGGGTCAGGGCGGTCAGCACAAA